GGACCTTTTATATCATCATCAAGATATTCCCATCGGTACAGTAATTTCTGGAACAGAAGCAGGTAATGGATTTTATTCCCAACATGTTCCCAAATTATTTATACATGAAGAATATAATATTGCTATTATTGAAAATATATTAAAAAGGCAAAAACAAGTTCTTAAGCAAGTTAAAAAGGAAATTGAACAGTATAAAAAATCTAATATTGATCCCCGTGCATTTGTTATTTTAGATGATTGTTTATATGATGCTACTTGGACAAGAGATAAACTAATGAGATTATTATTTATGAATGGAAGACATTGGAAAATAATGTTAATTATTACAATGCAATATCCTCTAGGTATTCCACCAAATTTAAGAACAAATATTGATTTTGTATTTATATTGCGGGAACCTTACATTAAAAATAGAAGAATAATACATGAAAATTATGCGGGCATGTTTCCTACCTTTGAAAGTTTTGCTCAAATAATGGATCAATGTACCGAAAATTATGAATGTTTGGTAATAAATAATAATGCTAAAACTAATAAATTACAAGAACAAATCTATTGGTATAAGGCCGACTCTCATGCAAGCTTTAAATTAGGTTCTAAAGAATTTTGGGAATTATCTAAGGGCTTAGGCAGCGATGATGAAGCAGAACAATATGACCCTTCTAATCAAAAAAAGAGAGGCCCTAGTATTAGTGTTAAAAAATCTAAGTGGTAATTTAAAATACATGCGTTCTATTTTAAATTTAATGTATCGAGAAATTTTAGATATTTATTTATATATATATATATATGAAGTCTAGAGTTTATAAAAAACACAAGAATCATAAAAAAACAAAGAGCCATAATAAAACAAAAGGGGGGAGAAAAATGTACAAAAAAAATAGGGCAAAAACTTCAAAACATAGAGGAGGGAGAATGAGTAAATTTGACTGCCGCCAAAAAGGATGTTTTAGACTGTGTTGTCGCAATGGAACAGTGTGTCCTTATAGATGTAAATCAGTGGGATGCCACCGCCGTTGTCCATAGAAATATTTTAGTTTATAATAATATTATTTACTAGCCTTACTAGAAAAAGATGTTCCACATCCACATTTAGATTGAGCCATCGGATTATTAAATTCAAATGTTTCTCCCATTATATTTTTTTTCCAATCGATTTCAATTCCTAAAATATGAATCAAACTTTTTCCGCACACTACTAAATTATAATCTGGTCGTTTAATAATTTCATCCATCTTATTTGGCTTATCCTTTAGCGGCTCAAAAATATAATTGTATCCATTACATCCGCCTCCTTTAACATAAAATAGAATATTTTTTGTATTATGTTCTTTACATATTGTAGATAATTTTAAACAAGCATTTTTTGTTAAAGTAAGTATTTGATTTTTCATTATTATATAACTATATATTATATAATATATGTTTTCTCATCCAAAAAATGTTTGCATGACTTATGTGGAACATTGTAAATTTTCTTTAAATGTTAGTTGTTTACTTTTATCTGGGTCTTGTAAATCCTTTATTCATGCATTTTTACCTAATTTTTTTATATTATCATCTACTAAATTGGTAAAAGATCTTGACTTAGTCCTTAAAAATGGTGGATGTAAAAAATAAAAATTAAAAGTTATTTTTTTTGTAATTATTATTTTAATCTATAATATATTTTTTATATATTAAAATAATAGATGGCTGCATATGTACATTTCGATAATTCAATGGTTATTGTAAATTATGTTTTGAATCTTTTAAAAAAACAGGGTATAGGATGTTCAATCGGAACATTGTATCCTGATGGTTATACTCGTTTAGAAAATACCAGACCCGCAATTCCTTTAGTTTCCAATAAAAGAAGAACAATAGCAGAAAGAATTAATAATTTGATGTTTGATGGAAGTCCAAATAATAAACAACCTAGAAGACTTAAAATGACGATAGATATGGCAGAAGAGTCTAACCAAAATAGTCAACCTTATGGCGAAATTTTGCCAGATATCGAAAATCCAAAAAATTTTTATTTATATCATGCGAGGGGTACAGGCGAAGGGTTATTTCCAAATAATTCTACCAAACCAAATTTTTTATATAATTGGTTTTCTAGTTATCCTTTTTTTGATTATCATTATGATGCTTTATATCAATATAGATTAAATTCCCCTATTACAGAATTATTAGTTATTACAAAAAACCAATCAGATCTATCTCAAATATTTAATAAATTTGGAATAGTAATTAAACAATTACTTAGTTTAGTAAATATTGAAATAAATGATAACGAATCATTGTTTAGCGATTATGCTATAGCCGCATTTGTAATACAAGTATTAAATTTAAATGGAATGATAATGAAAGATACGTTTGTAATTTTATCAAAAGATACTGTTGATAATAATTTAAATTTTACAAAACTTGATAAAAAAACGGATGATATAGGTAAAGTAAAAGATTATAATATAGCTGAAGGTCCTAATTTAATTGAATCAGAGGCTCCCACTTATTATTCGCCTCAATTAATAGAACAAATTAGATATGAAATAATTAAAAAAGCTTTACAAAACAAAGGCGGGAAAAAAAGAAAAAAAACTAAAA